AGGCCCGAACTGTCCCGCGTTGCAAAGCGGTTAGAGGAGCTGTGGGTAGAGGTGAAATGCCAAACGAACTCGGAGATAGCTGCGGTATATTAAACGAACGAGGCTGATCTTGAGGGTAGACCTCTATTTTGTGATCTTTCCGATAACGTTTTGGTGGTGGGATTCAAAAACCACCAATATCGTGATCTCAACCGAGCTTTTGGCACAACTTAATGTCTTCAGCAACACTATGCCTAATATAGACCCAAAAATGGCGTCGGATCGCATGGCCTATGCCGCACGTAATTCCTGCACTGTCAATGTCGACCGCTTTGACTTTGTTGAGAATCAAAATGTTGTTGCCAATACCGTCTTTGTAGCGTATGCCATTTATATGCGCACTCGCGAACAGACGAAGAAGCTCCCTTTCTTCAGGGAGCCTGCCAAGACACAGTAGTATCCTATGGATATCGTGTCGGGGAGGTACCATTACCAAAGATTGACCCATTGAAGCCAGGAGTCAGTTTTTCGACCTTTAAGGAGATTAGTCTCCCAGATAGGCCGGTGATGCGTGCTAGCTTAGGACCCCACCTTAATGGTGCGGCCAGGCCAGTCCCCGACACAAATGATCCAGCGGGTATGAAGGCGGGCTCCGCGAAGAGATTTTGCTTTAATCCACCACGGGCAGATCCCGAATTGATGGCTGAGTTCAGAGGCTTTGTTAAACAATGGTTAATTGAGAACCTTGTGCCTCTGGATGCTAATTCCGATACGTCGGTTACAGCATGGCTAGATAAGACGGACTATACACAAGCACGGAAAGAGGAACTCCTCCGGAAGTGGGATGCCAATCCCGATATGAGCTTGCTCAAGAATCGTTGTGTTAAAATGTTCCTAAAAGATGAAAACTATCCAGAATATAAGTATCCACGTGGCATAAATTCCCGCGTGGATGAGTTTAAGGTGGCAACGGGACCCATTTTCAAGTTGATCGAAAAAGAGCTTTTCGCACTTGAGTGGTTTATTAAAAAGATCCCAGTCGCCGATAGACCTGCCTATATAATGTCTCGTTTGGGGCATGGCAACTCGTTCATGGCAACGGATTATTCGTCTTTCGAAGCGCTTTTTGTTAAGGACTTAATGATGTCCTGTGAATTTCAGTTGTATGAGTATATGACCACCGAGCTCCCAGGGGGTAAGGAATGGTTGAAGCTCATAACTGAAGTGATAGCAGGTAACAATGTTCTATACAATAAATATTTCAAGACATTCATTGAGGCCACTAGAATGTCGGGGGAAATGAACACAAGTTTAGGGAATTCGTTTTCGAACCTGATGTTCATGTTGTTTCTCGCGAAACGACGTGGCTCGACCTCGGTAGCAGGTGTGGTAGAAGGAGACGACGGTCTGTTTAGTATGACAGGCGGTTTCCCCACAACCGAAGACTTCCGTGCGTTGGGCTTAGTCATTAAGATCGAGATCCATTCTGAGATTTCCACCGCATCCTTCTGTGGTTTGATTTTCGACGTAGTAGATCGAGTCAATATCACAGACCCAATTAAAGTACTCCAAACGTTTGGCTGGACAACACGGGCTTATGCCGGGTCCTGCCAGAGGAGGAAATTGGAATTATTGAAATGTAAAGCACTGTCGGTCATCAACCAGTATAATGGTGCACCAATACTCATGTCACTAGCTCGGTACGCCTTGCGACTGACTGAGGGCGTACGTGCAAAACCAGGACAGGTTGGTGTCTGGGAACGCCAGGAGCTGAGAGAAGCACTGGCTTACAAGGGGCCTATTCGAGAGGTCCCATATAACACTCGTCAGTTAGTCGAGAATAAGTTTGGCATCACCATTGAGCACCAAATTGCTTTGGAGAAGTATTTGGATGAACTCACAGGTGCCGGTCCTTTGGACCATGACCTAATACTTATGTACAGTGGTTTTGATGCGCAGCATTATTACCACAATTATGTGCGTAAAGTTCAAATGAAGTCTAGACTTGTTCACGAACCAGCTTTCGGGTCAAACTCAACAGCACTACGAGATGTTAAAATCTTGTAGGAG